TGCCGTTCCACGATGCTCGCCCTCCCGCATCTCATAAGCCTCTTGGCAGATCTCAAGCATGCGCTTTGCCTTCGGCTTGCCCTTTATCGTGCGTGATTTGTGGTAGCGGCAAAAATACCTCTCTAATGTCCCAATAACCAAGGCAGACATGACCGCCCCTGCGTCGCCATCAGCGATCAGCATGCGTGGCGGTTTGCCAGGTGCCATAGGTTCCAACTTTATTGCAGCCTTGAACTCGAACTCAGGGTTCAGCCGCTGCAACAAGCTGTTCAAGGCCAGCTCAGCACGGGCTGGTGTCCATTTCTTTGACTTGATGTCTCCGAAAGCCAGCCATGACGCAATCTTCTCTATGGAATCAGAATTGCGAATTTCATTGCACAAAGCTTCAGTCACGGCATCAAGTTCGGCTCTTTCTGCATCATTCATGTCAAATGGCACATAGACACCATCAATGCGACCTTCAACTGCAGCCCTCACATTGTTAGGATCATTAGCATAAAACAGCCTGTCTGCAGTCGTGGGACAAAATTTAACCGCAATCACGTCTTCACGTGTGATGACACCAGAATGGCCCGCATCTGCGAGCAACTTGACATTTGGTACGTCACTAGTCCCGCTGCCAAATATTTGCTCGTCCACCGATGACTCCGGTGGTGGTGGTGCCACCAATCTGGGTCTTCTAACCCGTACAAACTTACGGTTTCTCAATGTAGCAAGTCGCCCTCCACAGCATGCCCAACTGTTCACTCCGCGGTTTGCTACGTTGCTCGTCAGTAGGTTTGCAATGTATGGCCAGACCTCATAAACGGCCTGCTTATATAGGGTGTCTTCTCCCACACGGCCAACTATAGAGTTGCACCGCATGTTGCACAACTGGATATTGCCGTTGTGCACGCTGGTCTTTGCACCTGTGACAGCTCCCACAGAATTTGCTGTCGCAGCCTCAGACATCTGGGCTACAGTTAGACATATGTCAGCGTACACAATGCCATCACTAATACATCCGGTGTAATACTTGGCGCAGCTCAACAACCACTCACCATACGCCATGTTCTGTGTGCATCCAACACACCGGCTGACAGCAACTTGCATTATCCAGTAACCATCATCGTCTCCCACGCGGTTGTCACGCAGAAAAGCTTCTGGAGCCAACACATCCAGAAACTGCTCATGACAAACAGTACACAGCTCCAAAGAGTCGCTAGACGCGGGACGAGCCGTGATAGCAGCCATTGCAACTAACACTCAGCTCGGGGTGTAGCCAACGCAAAATGCGCCTGGGATCCTCTTTACCCAGTTAAGGTCCGTACAAATTAACTCCAGATGACCGGGGACATCTTGAGC